GCCTTGATTACCGCTGTTATTAAACTGCATCCAGCCCATATAAGTTGAGTCAATGCGTTGTTGCAGTCGTGTCGTAGCTGTTGTCCAGTCAGAACCTGCGGATGTGCGAAGCTGACTAATTTCAAACTGAGAAGCGTTGCCGTTACTGCCTTGAATATGTACGTTGACTTGCTGGTCATTGGCAGAAGACCCAACAACATTACTATCAAAAACATGTAGCTGTGCGGCGGGCGCAGTGCCAATGCCAACCCGACCGCTGCTGTCGATGCGCATACGTTCGGCGGCGCCCACACCAAATGCAGTATAAGCCGCAGAATCAGTTTCATAGTTGTTTATATTCAGCGCACCAGCTTTTGTTTTTTGAAAATCTGCGCTGGTGCTTCCTGTACCCGCTACATCTGAAGTGATAAGCCTTTGCACAACAGCGGCAAGTGCTCCTGTGCTTGTATTTTGTGTGTCAAAGAAAATGTTATTATTCAGAACAGAGCCCGCATAAGTAATTAAGCTGTCAGTTCCTGCGGCGATTTGAAATCTATATGATGGCGAAGTCGTCCCAATGCCAACTTTTCCGCTGCTGTCGATACGAACGCGCTCTGCTCCAGAAATACCCAAGGCTAAATATGGACTTCCAGAATTATAAGCACCGCGAATGAATGCAGCATCGTTATCACTTGGTGAACCCCAAAAAATATAACCACTTCCAGTATCATTTGTTAGTAAACTCATACCCATATTGTCAGTGTTTTCAATCACAAAATCATCACCAAGGGTAGAAGCTGTAACGGCTCCTGCGCTTCCACTGAAAACATGCAACTTGCCATCAGGAGAAGAAGTGCCGATACCGACGTTACCAGTAGAGCCCTTGATAGTCAAGACAGCGTCAGCGTCCGTAACTTCGGTCGCGTCTGCATCATAGTTGCTGCAGAAGTAAGTGTCACCACCGCCGTACGCAGCGAACCTTTCGTGAATAATAGCAAACTTCGCTACGCTGTTATCCTCGGGGCTAACGCCCAACTTTAGAGCGGCTGAAGCTCCTCCCGTCCCGTCTGGATTGCTAACGAGTAGGCTAGAGGTGTCACCGACAGTAGCTCTGTTTATATGTACGAACTGGGCGGGAGACGACGTTCCGATGCCGGTGTTGCCGCTGCTATCGATGCGCATACGTTCTGTGTTATTTGTTAGAATGATTAACGGATGATTGGTTTCTGTTCCAATCTGTGCAAGTGCTCCCGCAGCAGCGATATCGAATTTTCCAACGTATGTCCCGCTCTGTGCTGTAATTTTTAGTCCTGAGCCACCAGCGGTGCCATTGTTGGTTTGCGTAAGGAACGTGACGCCGGCGTCGACCGATTGCGTTGCGGAGAGAGTACCGTTGTCTGCAATAAGTACAGAAGAATCTTGCGCTAATCCACCGCTTGTACCATCAAACCGCATAACAGCATTGTCTGTAGAACTACCAGGATTTGCAACAAACCCAGCAGAATTTGCAGCCAAATCCTTAATAGTATTGACATTATACATCATCTGATTGATGGTGTTAGAGCCGGTCAATGTAGAAACTGGTATAGACATATCTTTATCTTTTCTCTATTATCTATTTTATCTATTTATATAGAATTTAATTAGGTACATCAATATTCATTTTTATAGTTTTTGTAGTAGTATTATACAAAATTGTATGTTCCATCTGGATTAAACGTAATTGTATGTGCTGTATCATTTGATATATTAAGATTTGTATATGGTTGAGTGTTTGCATTAAGTTCACTGATACTTTCATTGAATTGGACAAACACAGCACCATTTGCATTACCAGGACCAAGAGAATATATTGGTGAATATCTAGTTCTTCCTTGAACGGTATTGCTTGAGTAGTGATATGGGTGCGTCGTGTTTGCAAAACCAGAACCACCTCCACCGCCTTTACCGTTGTACGGCGGCGAGCCAGGATCAGCAGTGCCGCCGCCGCCACCGCCACCGAAGTAACCGCCGCCCCCGCCGCCACCACCTTTAGGTCCTTCAGGGCTTGGTGGCCCAGGAAATCCTGATCCACCCGCGCCGCCTACAAGATATGCACCAGGACTTCCTGGTGTTGCTCCAGCAGATCCAGTACCACCGGCTGCTTGTGTACCACCTCCAGAGCCACCGGGTTGTGTTTGACCCACAGTACCACCTCCAGCGCCACCGGTGCTTGTAGTAAAAGAGAGTTCGAGCCCACTTACAGTACCGCCTTCGCCACCTGAACCCCCAACAACAGCAAGAAGATTTGGTTGAAAGGTAATTGGAACTGAAGCGCCAGGTGTGGGAACTGCTGATGTAGCTAATATAATACCACGACCACCAGCACCACCGTTCTTGCTGGGGCTCCCCGGTCCACCCGCCGCCGCTGGTGTTGTTTTAATTGAAAGTGTTTGATCTGCAATATTTTGCAAATCCATAACATATTCTGTAGTTCCACCCTGCATATAATCTAAAGTGGGTGCTGGCGCGCCCGGCGAAAATGTTCTACCTTCTCCTAGAAGAACAATTTTTACCCATCCTTGCACACCACCAACACCAGAAAATCCACCAAATCTTCCAACTAATGTATTAATAGACATATCTTATGTACTCAAACTTCCTATTAAATCCCATTCATCTGTATCTACCTTTTTACATACCGCCGTCTGCCACTGATTTCTAACACGAAGTTTACCACCATCACTATTTACAATAACACCAGCAGCATTAGAAAATTGAAATGCTGAGTTAGAACCAGTCCGAACAAAAAGATATTCAGAACCAATAGGAATAGAAGTTGTAGAATTAGCAGGAATAGTTATACCAATTGTAGTAGAACCACTTGCTGTTGTATTAGCGTAGTCTAGACGATGATAAAAACCAGCATCAGCCGCAAGTAATGAATAAGAATTTGATGTAGTTGTTTTTACTGGCGCACCTAATCTGAATTGATTAGTAGAAGTGAAATTATTATTAGAAGCAAGAACAGGAGCCGCTGCCGCAGTTGCTGCAATATAAGCATTTGTATTTGCTAGTGAAGATCTTTCAGTTGCCGCAGTAGTTGCAATATAAGAATTAGTATTAGCAAGGGCAGAGTTAAATGTAGTAGTATTTACTTTAGTAGCAATATAAGCGTTAGTATTTGCTAATGCAGACTGAAACGTACTATTTGATACAGCACTACCTATAGACTGAAACTGTATCCAACCACTTACAGTATAACCCTCAAACGTAGAAGTAGATGTATTATATCTAAAATGTCCTACACTATTATGAGCGGCTCTTTGTGCGGTCGTTCCAGATGGTACTTTAACTGCACCAGTAGATGTCATCGTCAGATTACCACTAATTTTCACATTTGACGATAGTATATTTGTATTTACTACACTAGCCGCAAACGTAACAACATTTCCAGAAAATGTACTATTTCCACTTAAAGTAATAATGTTTGTGAAAGTAGCATTAGCGGATGTTACTTGCGCTACTCCAGTAGTATTCGCAAGTTGATTGATAAAATCAACTGTATCGTTTGTACGGACTCTCCAAGCATTAAATGATTGTGTAAGTTCTACGTTTGCAAGTCTTTGTGGCATTAATTCAACTTCTCTGCTAAAGATGCTAATAAGTTTTCAATATTTATTAGTCGTTCATCAAGGTGTTTAATCTTATCTTCCATATTATCTACTTTCTGAAACTGCTTCTTTCTCGCTTTATAAGCTGCTAATCCAGCGTCATCTATACTAAGAATAGCATTGCTTCTTGTATCTCTTACAATACCTTCATGTTCTTTTACTTTCACATAAGTCATCTTACACCTGTAAGGCTATAGCTCTTAAATCTCTCACTCTTGGTACAACATGAGAACCTACTGAAGATCTTAGAACAATCTTAATGGAAAAATGTTTGAAAGTATCAAATGCAGCGCCATCACCATTATGATATCTAACAACATCATTATTACCACTATTTTTAAACGCACCCAAATTACTCGCATTAGCACTTGGGAATCCATATTCAAATTCTCTATAATCAAAAGTATTCACTCTACTAGAGATTGTATTTGCAGAAGTAGTCTGAGTTAGTTTAGTATAATGTTTATCAGAGAAATCATCAGGATCTTCTGCATTTTGAATACGACAATATACATCAACTTCTGTACCAGAAGGTTTGTAAGCGGTCAAGATTACTTTAATATCTTCAGCTTCTTGACCATCCGCAAGAACAATCTTCTTAGAAATATATCTTGAATTAGCTAGTCCTTGATTTATAATTTCTTTTGTATTGACATTATTAATAATATTATGAGTAACAATCGCTGATCTAGAACGACCAATATCAACTACTGGTGACAATCTACTTGTTGAAGATGTTAAGGAACCAGTAATTCGTAAAGTCTTCTTAGAAGAAGTATTATTTACTTCGTTTGTTCTACTAGCAATAATCTTTTCACCCGTAATGAATTCATTGTCTATGAAAGCTTCTACACTATCTTGCGCTTGACTAATAACATATGTATTAGAAGTAACATTAGCTGTCCATACTACATCACTCTGATTGTATTTGATATAAGATATGATGGGTTTTAATGTATCATACTTATAGTCTTTTAAACCATATACTTGTGCTGAGGCGTTTGTTACTTGACCACGATAGAAACCATCATCAGCGGTTGTATTTGAACTAAATGTACCACTTGAACCATTAGCAACGATTGAATTTCTACCCGCTGAATAATATTGTACGAAACCAGTAGCAGTATTCACTACCGAGGTATTTAATACACCAGTAAAAGATCCACTACCATTAGCAAAGGTTATTGTAGAACCATCAGCAATAGTACCTTTCATATCAACTTTAATCCATGGAGTATTATTGGCTGAAACAATCTTACGAACTTTACCAGTGTTTGCACCAAGAGTTACTGTATCATTAACACCAATTGGAGCAGTGTTCGAAGTCATTTTTAGAATACTTTCACCACGAATTTTTTCACCAATTTGGAATCTAGTTGAAGAGAATTGTGTAGCATTCATATATTCATCATCTTCGTTTGTATATACGACGCTACCAGTTACGGTAGTATCAAAGTTTGCTCTCCAGATAGTGAAACAAATATCTTGATTTTGTCTTGGTGTGTATGTTCTATCGTTAGCAGAAGTAAACATAACACCAACAGCGGGTTGTTGATCAATTAACGCACCCGTTACAGTATCAATACCACCCAGTTCTGCGATCCAAAGACGATAACTAGGATCTGAACCTTCTGGTTTGACAACAAAACAATACTCTTTATCACCGCGTAAATATACCGGTTCATCAAAATAGAATGGAGTTACAAGAGAACCATCATTTGAAACGTTTACATCTTCTGGATTAATTCTCTTGAAACCAAATGGTACACGAATACCAGTAGGTGATCCATTTACAACTTCTCTAATTTCTACAGCAATGCCAGCCGTAGTACTTTTTTCAGCGAAATACAAATCTATACAAGAGACAAAGATACCATCTGCGCCATTACCGAACTTATTGTCTGTGAAGTTTAGATTTTGGAATTCAAAATCTCCTATAGAAAACGATTGTGCTACAGGATCTCTATGTAGTTGTAAGCCTTCAAATTCACTAATTGTTACTGTATTTGTTTCGCTAGTTGTATCTGTAGTAATTCTTGCTTCTCTAGTAGTAAGTTCAATACCTCTTTCACTACTAGCAAGACCAGAAGAAATAAAGTTTTTAGTAGCACTAGTTGTTTGAGTTCCGTCTTGTGTGGTTGTATTAGCGATATCTTGTAGTTTGAATGGACGCTCACCGACTCGGAACTTTAATGTATCGTTGTTTGGAATAATAAAGACACCATATACAGCACCATTAGCGTTTGTATTCAGAGCCGCTTTAAAGGCACCAGTATTTGCATACTCTTTTGTAGTTGGTTTGACGTAATCATTCACGAGAATATTATCAAAATAAGGATATACGCGAGTATTTGGTCTTAAACCAGTTGCTGTAAATTGTACTTCACGAGATCTCATGAATGGAACAATATCTGTTCTTGTGATAAAAGCGCCAGTTCTTTGTGTTCTAGTAAATGGTTCTACGTTAATTCTAGTTTTAGTTATTGTTTCTGTTTGTGTAGATGTAACCTTAACATCATCGAGTGCACTATGGGCGTCGGCGAAAGTACCAAAGTCTAACCCCGCAGGTGGTGTAAAGTCTACATGAGCAACACCACGCACTTCTCTAGTTGTATTTACTGGACCTCTAGCAATATCGCTAACTTGAGTAAATCCATCTAGTCCTTGAAGACTACTTGCGATATCTACTTCCAACTGAACATCAGGTTCTGTAGTTGTATCAACGAAATGATCTGCTTCAGGAATAAGATTTAGATTACCAACCCAGTTAAATGTTAGTTCTCCGACTGGATTGATAAGTTTAGATGCATATGGTTGATCAATATAGATATCATTGGTATAAGGTAGGGTTAACAAAGCTCCTGGTTGTGAAGTTTGAACGGCAGAAATAACACCAGTGTCAGCATCACCATTTCTTTTTAATGTAGAAGATACTGTAAATGTACCTGTTGTATTATGCAAGTACAATCTTACATTACTAGTATTGGAAACTACTGATCTTACAGTACCAGTAGCAGTGGCTGAACCAAAACTACTACCTAAGTATACAACATCATCATTTTGATAAGAGTTAGTATTAGAGGAAAGATCTAATCTAATCGCTTTATTTTTATTTGTAACATTCGTTGATAGTGTTGTATTATAAGCAATATCAATATTTTGTAAATCATACTTAGGTATAAGTTCACCTAGTTTAGTATTCATAGAGATAGAATAAGCGGGATCAGTAATATTAGAATTGTCTGTTCCAAAGAAGGAATCCACAAATATACCGTTCTTAAATCTATCTAGACCATTACCATCAGGAACATTTAAATCTCTTGCAGATTTTTCTAGAATATTAAGAGCAGTATAATATTCTAGTCTATCTATACGACTTTCAATCCCAGAGATATCTTGCATAGTATATCTTCTCTGGAAGAATGGTTTTACTCTTACAGCAAGATCTACTCTTGGTGAATCAGTTTGAGGATCTTTATATGTTAATGCGTTTTCATAAGATAAGGAAGGATATGCAGGAATGTTTAGTAAGGCGATAGTCATAACCTCTGCTGGTTCTGCTGGAGGATATGCTTTTACTGCTGGAATACCTTTGACAACCTTTTTTGTACCATTTTTACCAATAACGACTCTATCAACTCTTGGAAGATAGTAAACAACATCAGATGTGAAGTTTTTATCTGGAACAGGCACATATGAACCATTTGTACCATCAATATCAAGAGTTGTTGATTCTGCTGGATTAACAGCCGAGTTTACTAATGTAGTTAAGTTAGTATTAGAAGCACTCGTTACGCGAGGACGGAAGTCTAAACTATCTCTCAAATCATAAACTTGATTTGTTGTAGTTGAAGAAAATCTTGGAATTTGAGGAGTAGTAATAGCAGTAGTATTAGCCGTAGATTCATTGGGATCTATTGAATAAGAGTCTACACTAGAAAATCCAATACCACCTGATCTGTTGTGTTCGAAATAATCAAATTCTACTACAATTCTATCAGTCGTTTTTAGTACAACATCACTTGTTGGTTTTATCTGAAGTCTTGAAGTACCATAAATGTTGTCATTAGTGTTTCTCCAAATACGAAATTCTTTTACTAGATTTCTATTTTGAGTGTTATAGGTTGGACCTACATATACCGCACGTAGATTAAAAGCGTCTGCAACACCTAATGACCATGGACCAGCAATTCCTGCACTATGTGTAGATAAATCAAGTCTGATAAATCTATTTTTTCTAACAGTTTTAGTTATACCAACAGCGGTTTCTCTCTTATTATTAAAGAAAAGAGTCATGGTTGGGTTTGTAGTAAATACTTCTTGTAAATCAAAGGTTGCTTCAGTCGTAGAAGTAACAGTTACAGTTCTTTCGGTGGGACTACCATTATTAGTACCATTCTCTGTTAGATCAAATATGTGTCCCTGTGGGTAAATTCTGTATATATTCTGTGGTGTGTCGTCGTTTGTAGTACCATCAATAGTAGGATTAGTTGTAAGAGTATTAGCACTATCGATACTTACAATTCTACCATAATTATTTGCATTACCAATAGTAACAAAATCACCTACTGTAAATAATGTATTAAAGTTTGTGCCAATACCATTTAATGTATTCGCGCCATGTTGAATACTACCAGTAAATCCAGCAGTAGCATTAATAGTCGATTGAGTCATAAGAGTGAAAGTTCTCTTATTTGAATCGTTTAATGCGCCGACACCAAAAGGTAATTCTTCTGTACCGCCAGGATGCACACCACTTAATGTTAGACTAGCAGTACCTGTTGCACCTGTGAAAGATAGACTTGCTTTATCTTTGAATTCATAACTAGCATTTACAGTACCTGAAGTGGTGCTCAACTGTTTTGTGGCTGTAGTGCCTAGTTTCCAAATCCCCTTATTAAAATCAGCGTCTTTTAATACAGCAATTGTTACCGTCGCGGCGCTGCTACCACCACCTGTTGTACCAATTGAAACAGTTTCTAATACAGTATCTGCTGAACTATCAGGACCACTAGGATTATTAATATAAAGAGATCTAACATCACCAAAAGATTTGTTAGATGCAGTCATCTTTATATCAAATAGATATAATCTATATCTTGCTGTATAATTTCCTTGAGAACCAGATTCCCATTCAATACCGCGTACTTTTGCTGTACCAATCTCTGAACCAGCAGCCGCGGCCGCGCCAAGTGTGCCAGAAGACACAGCCGTTCCAGCAGTATCTCTAAGACTTACACTAGAATATTGTGTCATATCCCAAGGGCCACACAATTCATTTACAATAACATAGTTACCAAAATTAGTAGTTACGGTGAGTGATGTTTCTGTGTTTGTGGTAATAGCTTTGGTTGTTTCAATGTACTCAGTAGTTAGTGTTTCATTACGATAACCTTGAATATATGCAATACCCGGTTCGATACCAATGGCAAGTTTATTCTTATCTCCGCCTTCACCAGAGGAAAATCTACCAAAGTTTGAACCAGTATTTAAATGCTCTTTTACTTGAGCATTAATTTGTCTTAACTGATAGTTACCAGATTCTTCGTAAGTTCTTTTTGCTAGTTCACGAGCAATACTATTAAATTCAGTATCTTTCTTAATAATCTGGACGTTACCATTTTCCACTTTAAATAATGGTAATAGATTTTCTGTATTAGAAGTATCAGTAAGTCTTCTTTTTACTAGATTAGGTGTTAGCTTTAAACGGTCTGCGCCTGGAGCCGTATAGTTATAAGAACCAGTGGCATTATCAAGTAATGTTGTATCTGTTACTGATGTTACGATACTTTCGACAGTCTTAAATCCAACTTTATAAGAAGGTGTGGTAGAATATTTTTCTAAAATAATTACTTGTGAGTCTACATTAATAAAATGACCTTTTTGGAATATGATACCGTCACCTGTATGAAAAATACTACCAAAACCAAAAGCACCAGAAGAGATAGTATTTGCTCTTTGTCCAGAACCACCATCAGCAGGTAGATATACTAATTCTTCATTTAAATCAAAAGTTTTATGTACTTTATCAGTACCACCGTCGAGATATTTAACTATAAATGTATTGTAGTCTGGTGCATCGACTTCTGCGCCAGAAGCAGTAGCAATAACTTTAGCGCGAACTCCAGAAGTTACACCTTGTATTGTAACATTAGCAAAAGTAGAAACGGTTACTGTGTTACCACCTGAGTCGTTATCTCTTAACTTTACAAAAGCGACGTTAGCATCATATTGAAAATCACAACCATCGATAACTGTTCCGTCTTTGTAAATATTATCACCAAATCTAGCTACTTGTTCTTGTAGAATAGTTTGAAGCTGTGTAAGTTCACGAGTTTGGACAGCAAGACCAGGCTTAAATAAAATTCTATGATAGTCTTTTAATTTAGCACTAGTTTCGTAGTCATCAAAATAAGGTGAAACATTAAAGTTTGTTTCTAATTTAGCCATTTTTTACACAACCTTAAAATCTTACGGTAAGTTTAATATCTTCTGATTGATCGGAAGCTCTAGAGATTGGTAGTCGATTTTCTACATATAGAATATCACCATCGAAGTCTTTTAAATCTCTTTTATTTATAGAAGATAGAGTAGCTGTTACAGAAGAAGTATTTCCTGTTAATGTTTCACTAGTACTAAATGCACCATCTAGACCAGTAACGCTTACGACACCAGCAGTTCCGGTTGCATTAGTATTCGAGAAAGTTACAAATCTTGCTTTAGCACCACTTGTTCCACCACTAATAATTTCATCAGCGCTAAAAGATCCTGATTTACTTGTAACAGTAAGTCTTGTTGTCATATCGTATACTGTACTATTTGCCTGATTTCCGTTTGCTAGATTAGGATTTGACATCAATCCAATAATACGGAAGTCGTTGTTTGTGAAAAGTGTATTAGATTCAGAACCATCAAACTTAACAGACAACATAACATTATAAGCGCCTAATTCTTTAACAGGATCAGATCCATGTCCGCCATATGGAGCAATATTACCATTTGCAGTAGCACCACTACCATGAGAAGTGTTAGCATCAATCACTATTTCATATTTGGAATAATTAGATCCCTTATTGATAATAACAATACCATTGATGGAGTTTCCTGTTGTAGAAGAAGCTAATGCAGGTAGAGTTACATTAGCATAAGCTAAAGCCCCGGTCCCATCACCTACCACACTAACACGTGGACCAATATAGTATTGTGACTCTGTATTTGGTGTTGTGGTAAAAGCGCCATTTACAGTTATTGTTTTAGTAGCGCCAACATAATTTACAATTCTTCTTAATTGACCTGAACCCAGACCGCTCTTAATGTATAATGAAGAATAATTATATACGTCATCTGTACCACTAGAATGTGATGCTAGTTGAACTACTGTTGAATTAGTAACTGCTGCAAAAGTACCATTCGTTGATAGATATCCACTACCATTGGCAGTAAGTTTAACAAACTCTACAGCACCATTAACTGCGGCTTGTTGAACATCCCACTGAATAGAAGAATCGTCAGATGTAAGAGTTTTTACAGGAATATAAGAAGATGTGACAAACTTCAACACATCGGATGCAGTAATATTATACATAAACTTCCAACTATAACCATCAGAAGTTTTAAAAGTTGATGTGCCAGTAGCGGTTGGTTCAACTGTAGAAGTTGCTCCATTATTATTATCAATGCATTTGTAAACATTATAAGATGAAGTTACAACATAGAAATTACTAGAGTATAAAGAAGTATTTCTATGAGAATATGGAGTATATACTGTACCTGTAGTCCAGGTATATCTTGTAGTAACAAATCTTACATCTGTTGCTGTACATCTTTTTACAGCAAGCATATTTCGCCAGACATTAAAATCTGTGTTTTGGATAGTATCAGTAGGTGTAGGCGCAACAGTATCACTTGTTCCCCAAGGCTGCGCTCTACCCAAAAACATATAATATCTTGTGTTAATATTTGCTGCCTCAGTAAAAGACTCATATAATTGAGTCGCATTATTGAGTCTAAATTTATAAGTTACGATTCCTGGCATGTCTCATATTCTCTATTAAGTTTGTTTTATTTATTTATATTATAATTGACGACCTGATCGCGCGCCACTACTAATCCAAGAAAATACTCCTTGAGAAAGATTTGCACCTTCATAAGGCGAACTTAAAGCCATCACCACGTTTCCTGAACTAGTAGATGAAACCACGTTTATAGCATACTGTCCATCTGTATTAGCACCGGTAGAATTAAATATAATCATATCCATTTGTGAAGTAATTTGACGTGGATAATGTAGTCTTGAACCAGAAGAACTTGTAGCGGTTTGGGCAAATAATGTATTAGGATAATATGTGGTACCTATATGTATCAATGATCCATTAGTTACCATGTGTGTATCGTTGGCAATAGATACGACCGTCACAAATACTGATTCGTCGTTAGCCTCGTTTCTAGCATATATAGCATCTCCAACATTAAACGAAGTAGTAAAGGTTGTTCCATTACCAATAATCGTATTTGGGGAAGCTGTTAATTGTCTTATATATCCTGGTGTTGCGTCGTTATTATTATCACTATTAGAACTAAAATGTGTAGTGTTACCAAAAACAAGTTTCTTACTATTTAAATCCGTAATTGAAATATTAGCAAAAGCATCTATAGTTGTAGGCACTCCTGTACCTACAGTTGGTTGATCTACAAATGGAGACAAAGTAGTATAGTTATATATGAAAAGTCTACCACTATGTCTATTGAAAGGAGGTTCAACTAGAGATGCGATTGAAGCTGAATTTGGTGTGCCTACATCATAATTGATGAATATTGTTGAATCAAAGACAATACTAGAATCTACATTTAAAACGTTTGAAATTAAAACTGTACCAAATAATTTTGTTCCTGAAGGATGTAAAAGAGTATTTACAACCTGTCTGTATGTATCAACAAATTTTTGGGATCTTAATACATAACTGAATTCTTGATAGTAATCATTTTGTAAAAATTGATCCCAACTAATAAATCCTTTTGTTGATAGATATTTACCTTCTCTTACTTCTACACCACTAACAACTGGAGAAGCAAGAGCGTTTACAGTGCCTGCTCTAGTTTGGTTTACAATACCAATATTTTCAAACTTAGAATAAGAACTACCTTTATTTGTAATTCCTACGGCGGTTATTGATCCTGGTAGATATACAGCCGATAGTTCGGCGTTATCACCATATATTCCACCATCATGAGGATCTTTTAGACCTTCATTAGCTACATTTGCTAATCTAACAGAAGGTCTTGGTAAAACACTATAACCGGTTCCATAGTTAATCATAGATATAGTTTGAATTGTACCAGTCTCTGTATTCTGAAATAACAAACCATTAATTATAGAACTAGAAACATTAGCAGCGGCTAGATTAGCAGATACAGCGGCGGTATTAGTACCTAAACTTACAAAGGTTGGTCCGGTGTTTAAAATAACATTACTCATAGGTGATATAACGTCTTGACAAATACTTAAAATAGAAGTATTTCCAATAGAAGTAATTTTTGCTTCTGCACCACTGCCACTACCACCGGTAAATACAATTGGCAGATTATTAATATAACCAGAACCACCTGAAATAATAGAAACATTAATAGCAGATTTATCATTAGTAGATATTACATAACCATTTGCACCACTACCAGTATCAGACGTAAATGTAACTACATCACTAGAACGATGAAAAACACCACCTCCAAAACCTCTAGGTCTTAAAATGGTTTTTTCTTGTATTGTAACGCCTTGTAAACTACCAGAGGTAGCATAGATAAAACCTCTTGTATTAGTAACATCTGATACTACTTCTTCACCATCCGAAAAATCTATATTGTTCCAATTAGAAACTACAAGTTCAGTAATAGTAGAACCGAGTTCAATGGTTTGTATTTGTTCTTCTACTCTACCAGTAGCGCCATTGCTTTGTCCTGTAATTAATTGGCCCAAAAAACTATCAAGATCGCTAGAAGATACATTAGTTAATCTGACAATAGAAGGTTGATTCCATCTACCATCAGATGTTCTCAAGATATTATCTGATGGAAAATATACTTCTAAATCTTCGTTATATAAAGCTCTGAAAAGAAACTTAAAAGATTTCTCATTACCTTTTTGATAATACATCTCGCGAATATGTTTCGCAAGAAGAGCCTTATCTACTACGGCGTCGTCTGGAATATTTTTATATATTTCTTCGCGAAAGTATTGAAAATAATCTGTTACGGTAGTATCAACATCTGCTCGTGAAAGAAGACTTTTACTGACTTCAATGTAGTTATTGCTTTGTTCTAAGAATTCATAATAAGCCTTAATAAAGGCTTCCAGTTTGGGACCTTCATCCCGAACAAAATCCGGTAACTGTTGACTTATAAGAGCGGATGTTTTTTTAGTAATAGCCATTTTTATACCGCAAAAGTAAATC